GAGAGCAGCAACCCGAACCCGGAGGCAAGAGCAATCCCCGGACTTTCGATCCCGAGGCATTCGAGGAGCGGATGAAATCCTTTATCCAGACTGCCATGAAGCCCTACACGGAGAAGATCGAGGGATTCGAAGCGGCGCAGACGCAGGCGCAACGAGCTGCGGCAATCCGTGAAAAGGCCCGCGCGCTGGGGCTCGACGACGACATGCTCTCCATCATCAGGATCAACCCCGACGATGATGTGGATCAGGTGCTTTCTAAAGCAGCCAAAATGTTCGTCAAAAGCGGCGTAGGATCGGTTCCGCCCCTTTTCGGAGGCGGAGAAAGCGGAGACAAGACGTCTGCGGCGATGGCGGCCCGACTGGATCGCAAGAAGGCCGCCGAGGGTTACAAGACATCGGCGATCAAAGGTCTATAAATCAAAAAACAATCGACATGAGTTTGCAAAACAAATTTTATGATGCACCCGAACCCGACAAGGTGGTGTTCGAGGTGGTATTTTCCGAGAAGGAAGGCGGCGGCACAGTCGATGTAACGGACCTCGAAGGCGACCTGCCGGCCGGGTCCGTCGTCGGATTGGCAACCGGAAACATCTACAAGCCGATCAAGGGCGCGACGCTCGTGAAGGCCATCGGAGCCGAGGACACGACTATCGAAATCGCGAAAGGCTCCGGATTCAAACAGGGCGAATTCATCGCTTTCGGCGGAAAGGCCGTCGCCATCTCCGCGATCAACAGCTCGGATGCCTCGAAAGACGTGCTGACGACCGCAGCATTCGGCGCGACCGTCGCCGTGGGCACGAAGGGCTATCAGGCGAAAGCGGCGAAGGCATCGGGCGCGGAGGCTGTCTATGCACCGGCCTATCTGACGGGCGACAAGCTCGAAGGCGGCACGGTAAACAACTTCGTGCGCCTCGTCAACGGTGCGAGCGTCCGAGCCGTGACGACCAACATCGCCCCCGAAATTCTCGCAAGTCTCAAATCCATTAATCTCGTTTAGCCATGGCAGACATGAGAAAACCCCTTTTCGACCTTTCGCAGGTCGATATGCAGGCCGAACTGAACTCGTACATGCCGGGGGCCGGTCTGGCATGGCCGACGCTGTTCCCCCTGCGTTACACCCCGACACTCGACATCAAGTCCTTGGAAGGGAACGACGGAATCCCCGTGAGTGCAGACGTGATCGCGTTCAAGGCGAAGGCGCCGCAGAAAATACGCGAGACCATCGGCGCATGGAGCGGCCAAGTTGCGAAAGTCGCAATCTCACGGGCAAAGGACGAAAAGCAGATCAAGGAATACCAAATCCTCCGCAGTTATGCGCAGTCGAACGGCAACCCCAATGTGGCGCTCCAGCTCGTGGATATGGTCTATGAAGACGTGGAGTTCTGCTACAACGGCGTGAACTATCGCGCCGAAGACCTGGCCCTCCAAGTCGGATCGAAGGCCGAAATCGTACTCAAAACCGTAAACAACAACGACGTGGTAACGCAGGAAATGCTCAACTTCAACATCCCTTCGGCACACAAAACCGGCGTGAAAAACAAGTGGAGCGCATCCTCCGGCAGCGATCCGCTCGGCGACATCATCGCCGGGCAGAGAGCCATCCAGAAAGAGGGCTTCAGCCGGCCCATGTACGCTATCATGGAACAGGCGGCTTTCGACAAACTGCTGATGAGCGAAAAGACCGTCAAGCGGGTTTCGCCCGTCGTGCTCACCGCGACGGGCCTGGCAAGCGGCGACACGCTCACGATCGACCTCGTGAATACCTACATGCGTTCGAAAGGGTATCCGCAGATCATCGTGATCGATTCCTACGTCAAGCAGGAGGCACGCGACGGCAGCCAGACGACCTACAAGCCGTGGGCGGAGCATGTCGCCGTGCTGTCACCGACGCCGCAGCTCGGCTGGACCTGGTGGAGCGACGTCCCGCAGGTTTCGGACACCGATGCCCTGCAAGCATACCGCGAGAACGTGAAGATCACGCGCTATTCGGAGCTGAACCCGATGCTCGAGGTCACTCTGGCCGAAGCGTACATCATGCCGGCACTCATCAACCGGCAGTCGCTGTACTACATCAACACGGAGAATACCTCGTGGAACGACGGTAACGCCTAAACGGACCTGCGATGACCAACTCAGACGCAATATCGGCACGGCTCTATCCCTATGACGTGGGCGACGACCTGATTGCAGTAGCCTGCATGGACGCGGAGCTGCCGGCGGAAGAGTACGCGCCGGGTAACAAGGTATCGGTGGCGAAAGCGGCCATCGACATCCTGAAGCAGCTTGTCGTTCTGACGTCCGAAGGCAACGGCGGATATTCTCTCGGCTACGATGCCGAAGAACTGCGCCGCCGCATCCACGCCCTCGCAAAGGATAACGGCCTGACCGATATTGCCGACGAGTTCAATCCGCAACCGACAGTCAGATTCTTATGATACGATTTCCCTATACGCTTCAACGCTGGAACTCCGCCACGGAAGAATGGCAGACGGTGAGCCGATGCAATACCCGTTACGACGGAAAGGCCCGGTTCATCGAATCACCGAACGGGAAAGCGATCGAATACACCTACGAGGTGATCATGCCGGCGAATGTCCGCCCCATCGAAGAAAACGAAGAGGTGCGGATTCTCGACCGGCACGGCAGAAACATATTCGACCGCCGCCCCGACACTCCTGTCGGCTCCACGCTGGAAGATTCGGTATCGTATCCCGTACAAGGTTACTTCAAAAGCGGACAACGCTACGAGTACACCAAACTTTGGCTCTAAGGCAACAACGACATGATAACCACCGGAGACGCACGCAACATTCTGGTCCGGGACTGCTCGGATTTCGGCATCAAGGGGATTTTCACCTCCTGGGCCGCACCGGAAGGCCGGATAAAAAGCGAGCGCATTGTAGTGGTGACACCATCCGAGCAGTCGCCCGGCACCTATTGGGAAAACTGTTACGTATCGGTGAATCTGTGCGTGCCGGATGTCAAAGGAGACGCGAATCTGCAACGGTTGGATGATCTCGAAAGGGCCGCGAAGGCCAAATTCAAAGAGTGGACCTATGGGACACGGGACGGATCGGCATATCGCTACCGATATGAGAATATCGGCTGCGAAGAGGATAAAGACCTCGGGTGCCATTACGTCTATGTTCGGGTCCTGTTCAGAGTGTTAAACGTAAAAAAAGACTGAAAACATGGCAATCACAGCAACAGGTATAAAGAATATCTGGTACGCCGATCCGGCGAAGGTCACAGGAGACCTGACGGGGACGATGTTGGGCTCCATCCTCAAAGACCCTACCACCAAGAAGGTCCCGAATGTCCATCAGGACACGTGGAGCCTCGACGAAGCCGAGCCTTCCACGACGCAATACAAAAATCAACTGACCGACGGCGTATATCGCCAGTCGAAAGAGATGGGAGAAGTAACCATGAACTTCGCCATCGGGCAGTACGACTACGAGACGAAGGCCGCATTCATGGGCGGAACCGGGACGGAGACGACGTGGAAACGGGCCCGCGGCGTTACGGACATCGAGAAGTGCATGATCGCACTCACGGAAGACGATCAATACTGCGTATTCCCGAAAGCCTCGATCGTGGCGCGGAATGCCGAAACGGACGGGGCCGTCGCTATCAGCGTCGTTGCGACGGCGCTGGAGCCGGACAATGCCGCCGTATCATCCGAATACTGGTTCGACGCTTCGGAAGTGACGGATAGCACGTCGGTAATGAGCGCACCGGGCAAATAGCGACACACCATCACATCGGCAAAGGGGCGGGAGGCGTAAGCCCTTCGCCCCTTTGCTTTAACCATTCGACACATGGCATCGCCGGAAGAGGATACGGCGTATACAGAATGTCCCCGCGGACCGCTATCCGCATCATGCAGGCACGGGACGTCGAAAAAGAACCGGACGAGAGCATAGGATGCCTCGCCGCAATGTGCAAAAGCGTCGCTTTGGGCATTTCAGGGAGCAGAAACCTATTCAGCGAACTGCGCTGCCTATATCTGAGGCGCAGATTTTCCAAGAGGGCGACATTGCCCGAACTGTTCGATGCCTACAACAAGACCCTGCGGATGATTCCGCTGGAGGATATGGCAGGCATCGGCGCGGTCATGGAACAACTGTCTGCGTCCATCTCGAAAGACCATGAGTAAATCCGTCAATATCGTTGCGGCATCATTGCTCAACAGGCACTATGCAACAATCCGTATCGGGCGGTTGAACTTTCGGGTTTACCAGCCCCGCATCAAGGACCTCGCCCGGGCGTTCTCGAAGGAACGGACCGATCTGTCCATAGACGGCCGGCAGCAATACTCGCTGGAGGCGGTATCGAAACTGCTGTTTCGGCAACGATGGAAGCAACGCCTGTTCCTTTGGTATGCCAACCGTTACGCCGACTATCCGCAAATCCGGGAAGCATCCGAAACGATAGCCGGCATCATCACGGGCAGCGACCTGCTGAGCGCGGTAAAGATCGACAAGACACGCAAAAAGGCCATCACGGAAACCGTAGGCAACAACACGATCGCCGGCATCATGGCCACGATGATGGAACACCTGAACATCTCCTACCGGGAAGCATTCGAGGAGATCAACTACCCCACCATGTTACTCATGATGACCGATAAGGTGCGGTCTCTCGTGGGCGATGAACAGAAAATAGTCAAAGGCAGCGGCAAGGAAATGGCCGCAAGAAGAGGGAGGAAAAGAAGATGAGCGCACTATCATTCAAAATAAATGCCGAGACCGATAAGCTCAACAGCTTTATCGCCTCGCTCAAACGGTTGAAAGAGGTCTTGGCCGACATTCCTTCGGGGACGAAGGAGTTCGACGTCATAAACCGGAAAATCGCCGAAATGGAAGCCCGCGTCGAGCAGACCATGAAGCGGATCGCACAGATGCAGAACGAGGCGGCGAAAACGGTCTCGCAACCGACCGCCGCATCGCCCGCCGCCCCATCGTCGGCCGGCTCCGCCGCAGGGGTGCAGGCCGTCAATGCGGAAACCGAGGCGTGGTATGATTTATTGGAAGAATTGGGTCTTGTAGCAGAAGCTCAAGAGGGAAACATACGTCGCTTGAAGATTCTCGAATCTGAAAATGTCAAACTGAAAAAAGCCATAGAAAATATAAATAAAGCAGAACAGGATGGAATACGGCTATCCGAAAGACAACATGTATTGAGAACAAAGTACACTTTGGATCTTCAAAGAAATAAGGTCGCTATTTCTGAACACCGAAGCGAGCTGGCCAATCAAATTAAATTTGAACGTGCAGCCATTGGTTCAATGGATGGAATGTCTCAATCTCTTGCCCGGATGCGAACTGTTTACAGATCGCTCGGTGAAGGAGAACGGGGAAGTGCATTCGGACAAAACCTGCTCAAAAACATTCAGACCCTCGACACGAAGATCAAGGAGCTGGACGCTTCTATCGGCAATCATCAACGTAATGTCGGCAACTATGCCTCGAGTTGGAACGGATTGTCGTTCTCGATCCAGCAGGTCGCACGGGAACTGCCGTCGCTGGCCGTAAGCCCGCAGACGTTTTTTCTCGCCATATCGAATAACTTGCCTATTTTGGCCGATCAACTCGCTTTGACAAAACAGCGGGTGCAAGAGCTCAAAAATGCCGGACAGTCGTTCACGCCCGTTTGGAAACAGGTGCTATCGTCTATTATATCGTGGCAGACAGCCCTCGTCGCCGGCATCACCGTTTTGACGCTCTACGGCAAGGAAATCGCCGAATGGGTCGGCTCGCTGTTCAAAGGGGAAAAAGCCGTGGATGCGGCAAGAGTTGCCACCGAGCAGTTTCACGCAACGATGGCGGAAGGGAGTATCGCCGCACAAAGCGAGATTACAAAACTCAATCTGCTATATAAGGCAGCAACCGATCTATCGAAACCATATCGGGAACGGGCCGAAGCCGTTAAGAAGTTGCAAGACATCTACCCTGCTTATTTCGGGAATATATCCGCCGAACAAGTCATGATAGGTAATGCGGTCGATGTATACAATGCACTAAGGGATGCTATTCTTGAAACGGCTAAAGCCCGTGCAGCAGAAAACCAAATCATAAAGAATAGTGAACCATTAACCCTGTTAGAAAGTACTGGTGACGCATATAAAGAATACATACAAGTCCAAGATGATATAATAGAACAACGCAAAAGAATAGAAAATGCCGGAGGCTTAAAGGGAAATCGAGTATCATTCGATGCAATAGTAGAAGCTACTGGATTAAGAACTTTGGAACTAAAACTTGAAAAAGCCGAAACCAATCTACGTGAAGCTATTCTTAAATTACCGGGAGGTGAAGATTTATGGAATAAAGTAAAAAAAGAATATCAAGGGAACATTAAATCATTTGTAGATACTATAAATGAAGCAAATGCGCAAATCGCTATTGAAGCTCAAAAATTATACACAGGACAAACACCTGACGATTTAAATAAAAAAGCAGCGGAAGAGAGGAAAGCATCTGAAGAAGCCCGCCGCAAAGCTGAACAAGACGCCCAAAAAGCAGCTTCGGAACAGGAAAAGACTTTGAATGACCTTGAAAAGGCCCTTCAAAAGCTGCGTGACGATGCCCTGCAAGCCGAAATAGATTCGATGCAGGAAGGGACGGCCAAAAAGGTCGCACAGATAAACCTCGATTATCAACGTCGGGCCGAAGCCATCAACAATGCCGAGCAGCAGATCATAAAGCTGCAAGGCGAATTGACCCGGGAACAGGCGGAACAACTCGCCGCCGTTCGCAACGCCAATGAATCGCAACGGAACAAAGAATTCGGAGAAGCGACATTGCCCCATATAGACATCGACAATCTGTTCGCTTCGGAACGGCAGTCGTGGAACGAATACATGATACAATACGGCAACTTCCGCGAGCGGTTGCAGGCTACGAAGGACGAATACGACCGTAAAATCGCCGAAGCCGGCACGGAAGGAGAGCGGAAAGTGCTGGAAGCCGAAAAGCAGCGAACGCTCGCCGAATTGGAGGTGGAAGGCTCGACTTGGGCGCAGGAACTATCTTCGCTGACGGTAAAAGCCCTCGAGGAGCTCATATCCGAGACGCAGAAAAAGTTAGAGGCCGCACGCAAGGCATACGACGACTTGTCCGTGTCGGATTCCGAGGAAGGGACAAAACTGCGCGGTGAAATCGTTAAACTCGACGCAGAACTCAAAAAGCTGAAAAGCGCCTCCAAAGATGCGGGAAAATCCGTCAATGACGGGAATTGGTCGAATGCCGCAACCGCTTTCGAGGCGATCGCATCGGGTGCGAGGTCTGCGGTAGAGAATATCCGCGATTTCGATGAAGGGCTGGCCGAGGCGCTGAATACCCTGATTAACGTATCCACCAATGCGGCTCAATTCGCCAATAGCGTGAACAAAATCGGGGAACAGGGCGCATCTTTCGGGAATATCATGGGTAGCGTATCCGCCGGGATCGGCCTCATATCGTCGATAGTGGGACTTTTCGGACAGGGCGAAACCTCGATGGAACGCAACCTGCGTCTGGCGAAGGAGTTCAACGAAGAGCTGCGCATCATGAACGAACGCGCGCGGATCAACTCGGATGCTTTCTCCATGATATTCGGTACGAACGAATGGGGAAACTATCTGAGCAACCTCGAAGCCATGAACGACGCCCTCGACAAATACAACGGAACGCTCGAGGAGGTCAAAAACAGAGGGAAAGAGGTATTCGTGGAACTCGGGACGGGAAACACCGGACTTGCCAATCTCAACAAAATAGACAAAGAATGGAAGGATGCGGCCGATTCCGTCGCCAATATGCAGGTACAAACCCGGCACAGCACCTGGTTCCGGTCTGCCAGATACAAATCGCTGAAGGACCTGCTCCCCGAACTTTTCGAAGGGAACGAGCTGAACATGGAAGCCCTGAAAGAGTTCGTGGACAGCAACGACAAGAATTTTCAGCATTTGAGCAAGGAAAATCAGGCCATGCTCAAAGAGATGACGGAAAACTGGGAAACCTACCAGCAGGCCGTAGAAGCCGTGAACGATTATCTTTCGGGGATATTCCAGAATCTCGGAGATACCCTTACCGATGCGCTGATCTCCTCCTTCGAGACGGGGACCGACGCAGCGGAGGCATTCGGAGATGCCGCAGGCGACGTACTGAAACAGCTTGCGAAGGATATGCTCTATTCCGCGACGATCGGTCCGGCAATAGAGAAAGCGCAACGGAAAATCGAAGAGATAAACGAAAATACCGATCTTTCGGAAGAAGACAGATATGATGCCATTGCAGGAGTTACGGAGGATTTGCTCGACGACGTACTGGCCCAGCAAAAAGTCGGCAAGGAATTGTGGGAACGCTTGAAACGAGCCGCCGAAGAAAAAGGAATCGAATGGTCGGAAGAGAATGCGCCCACCCAATCGGGAACGGCGCGCGGCTATCAAGTCGCCTCGCAGGACGAGGTGGCGGAACAAAACGGACGGCTCACGGACATACAGGGGAAACTGAGCGACATCCGTGCGTATGTCATGGATGAAACCATATCCATCATATCGCTCATATCCTCCGTGGCGACCATTCAGGTGGCAGTCGTGCAAAACGTACAGATCAACAACGAACTGCTTCAATACGCCGTCAGAACCTATATAGAGGTCGCAGAAATAAACGCCTCGACCCGGGCTATCAACCGGACCTTGACGGATATAAAAGAGGATATAACGGCAATAAAGCGGAAAACGATGGATTTGTAACAAGAAGAATAATTACAAATTTTGCTCAATGTAACGATAATAGCGTACTTTGTGCTATATGAAGATCGAGAAAGACATAGCCGATCTGGATAAGTTCATCGGAGGTATAGAGCCCGAAGTCGTAGGATTCCTCGACGAGAAGGCGCACGAAGCGCTCATACGGCAAAAAGCATCCCGTTTGCTAACAAACAAACGGGACTACCTCAATCGCACATGGAATCTCCGTTCCGGATTAGGCTATGTCGTGACATACAACGGCAAAGAGAAAAAACGGTTTATAGCCGACCGGAACCATCCCGACCCGCGAGCCGCCGAAGCGACGAACAAATTGCTGAACGAGGAGAGCAAAGCGGGGACCGGCATTATATTCGGCGACGGAATGTTCTACGCCTCCTTCGTAAGTTCGAAAGGATATGATGTGATAGATACGGCCGAATTATATTTGGCACAAGCTTTAAACGATAAAAAATGACTGGCGATTTATTGATAAACGGTGAGGATGCCTATGGAATGGGAGTTGCCATGAGCGATGATTTTTTGGGAAGCCTCCTTGCTCCTGCCTCTCTGAAGGATTTTGTCGAAAACAACGATCCCTCCAAAAACGGAAAAGAGATCATATATCCCGAAACGCCCAAATTGGCGCCCCGGGATTTGACGCTGACATTTACGATATTCGGCGATACGGCATCGGATCATCTTGCCAAGTATAAGAATTTTGTCGCCCTGCTGCAAAAAGGAGCGGTCGTCATATCCGTGCCCGAGTTAGGCCCTGAAGTGTATCGCCTGACCTATGGCGGAAGTTCGGGCAACTACATGCTGGATCGCAGCCGCAGAACCTCGAAACTCACCGTCAAATTCAACGAGCCCGATCCAGCAGACCGAACGGCCCGGGAATAAAGAAAGCCAAGATCATCCTCCGGCCTTTCCTAAAATCGGTATCGGATGTAGCGCATAAATAAATTATTATTTATTTACGATTTTAATGCTACATTTGTATCTATGGAATTACAACAACCCATCCAAAGCAAGATTTACGAGATACGGGGTCAGCGGGTGATGCTGGACTTCGATCTGGCAGAACTCTACCAAGTGAGACCCGAGCGCTAAAACAAGCCGTAAGGCGCAATATCGAAAGGTTTCCTGAAGATTTTATGTTTGAAATCACCGAACCCGAATATAACTACCTCAAAACCAGTTTGACATCACAAATTGTGATCTCAAACGAAAGAGGCGGCCGACGTTATATGCCGTTTGCCTTTACCGAACAAGGGGTGGCCATGCTTTCGAGTGTTTTACGTAGCAGAACGGCCATACAAGCAAATATCGCCATTATGCGGGCTTTCG